TAGGTACAACGGCGGCTCAAGGATATGTAAATTATGATACAGCAGTAAAGGCAGATAAAGGATAATGGCAAAATATAAATCACGAGTAAAAAATAAATACATGGGCTCAGGCTTTGAAGGCTATGTATCTTCAGCTAGAACATCTGAAGGTTTACTGTTAGCAAAAAAATTACAAGAAAGTGCTCTTACAGGTCAAAAATTATTAAATGTTAAAATAGGGCAAGATAAAGATGAAGCTATAGACACAATACAAACTTTATATGCTTCTGGTAAAAAAATGGAAGATATACAAGCTGAAATACTTGCAGGTAAACACCCTAATTTAACAGGTAAATTTATAGAAAAAACTACACAGTTTCATTTAGGTAAAGTAAAAGCCGCAGAAACAATTAAAAGTATTGAAGCTAATAAAAACACTTATGATTTTAAAGCTGAAGGTTCTACATTAAATAAATTTTATGAACAATTTTTACCTAATTTTGATGAATCTGATAATTCATTTACAGCAGGTTTTGCTTCTGCATTTAATGGTTATAAAGCAGATGAAGCAATAAAAGATGCAGAAAAAAGAAGTTTGTATGCGTCTGAAAAGAAAATATCAGAAGGTGTTACTATTTTAGATTCTATTCCAACTGAAAAATTAAATGCTGATTTAGTAGTAACTTGGAATAGTTTAGGAATAGAAGTACCTAACACTAATGGGTCATCTACACCTAATAAACTTTACACAAATGATGAATTACAAAAAGTTTTAACACAAAGTGTAGCTAAAATTATTTCAGAAGCAAAAACAGAAAATGATTTAATAAGAGCAGATATTATTTTTAATACTGATTTAGGTTTTGGAAAAGATGGTACACCTTTAAAAACTTTAGGTTCAAGAAATACTAATGATGTTTTAAAATTAAAAGAATTATTAGAGAAAAAAAGAAATGCTTTACAAATTGAAGATAGAAGAGAAGCAGATGTTAAAGAAGATAATGAAGTAAAAGAAATATTTGCAACAGCATCTACTGACATTGAAGAAACTACATCAGATGGTACTTTTACAAGAAAACGTACTTATGAAGAACAATTAAAATTAAGAGAAAAACTAGAAGAATATGGCAACCCTAAATACTTAACAGCTTTTGATACATTAATTGATAATGAAAGAACAATAACAACTGACCCTTCTATTATTAACGAAATGATTGTAAATATTTATCAAGGTGGTTATGATAACCAAGAAGATTTATTAACAGATTTAACTGATAACAATGTTGATGTAAATTCTTGGAAAAGTATTTTAGGATTTTATTCTGATTATAAAAGCAACAAAAGCAAAGGTGATAAAATGTTACACCTTACTAATGATGCTTACTTAAATGGTATAAACACAAATTTAATTTCTGTTAGAGGAAACTATTTAAACGATAGAGGATTTGAAAAACCTAACTATGGTGAAGCTAGAAAAAATGCTAGATTTTATATGATTAAAGAAATTTATTCTTTTGAACAAAGAATGAAAGAAGACAAAGAATGGCAAACAATGTCTGAATTTGACAGAAACATAAAAAGAATTGAATTTATGAATACATTAGGTGGTGTTACAACTTCAATGTTTAAAGATGATACTTCACCTGACACAACGTCATTTGAAGAATTAGAAATACAAGAAAATAAGAAAACAAAAGAATTACAAGATAAGAAAATTAAATACAACGAAATGGGTATTACTCCTATGATAAGCAATACTTCTGAAAATTTAGAAGCTGATTTAAAAGGATTTAAAGCTACACTTCCTAAAACAAGTGATGCTGAAGGTGTCTTTGGTTTAGGTAAAGCTGAAACTAACTTTATTCCATTTGACCAACCAAACACAAAAGACTTTAATATGGAATATGTTGTTCCATTCTTAGAAAATCAATTAAAGAAATATATGGGTGATAATGTCTTTACAGAAGAAATGATGGAAGGTTTAGACCAAGCTGACTACAGTGCTTTTAGAGACATGATTATTGATACTGTCAATGACCCAAGAGTTAATATAGAAACAGTAGAACGAGCTCTTAAAAACATAGCAGGAATAAAATAATATGGCAACATTTACAACAGATGAAGGCAATATTTCTGAATCATATCAAGGCGATTTAGGAAAACCTAGAACAGCAGAATCCGCATTAGAAGAAATACAATCAGAAACATTTTACAACACACTTAAAAGTTATTATTCTTACAGAGAAAAAGATTCAAAATTTCAATCTATGGAAGCTGTAGATTTATTAGATTATTTTTATGAAGATAGAACATGGAGAAATAACAACACTATTTCTATGGGTGTTGACATGACTCAAGTGTTTGGTGAAGATTCAGAATCACAAGATAGACTAGCAGAATACTCTTACATACAACAAGTTTATCAATCTCTTCCTTCATTTTGGAATGACCCTAATAGAAATTTTAGTGAATGGATAACAGACATGGGTGGAGCTTTGTTAGCTGACCCTGTAAATTTAATTGGATTTGGTATTGGTGGTCAAGTTAGTAAAGCCGCATTTACTACAACATTAAAACAAGCTCTTAAAGGTAGAGCCGCAGGAGAATTAAATAAACGTGTTATTACAGAAGCGGCTAAAGAAGCTAATAAAAAAGCATTAGGAGAAGCTGTTAAAAAAGGTGCATTAACAGAAGGTTTTATTGGTGCAACAATTAATGGCGGACAAGATGCTATATTACAAAACACTGCGATAAAAGCAGGAATACAAGATGAATTTAGTTTAACACAAACTGCTATTTCAAGTGGAGCAGGATTTGGATTTGGTACTGCATTTGGTGCAGGGTTTTCATTTGGTGCTTTTAAATTAAAAAATAGAAGCATGAAAAACAAAGCTATAAAAGGTTTAGAAGATTTACATGTATTTGGAAAAAGCAATGTTTCAGGTCAACAATTATTTACACATTTAGGTATAGGTGCAGAAGTAAAACCTAAAATTAAAGATGGTAAAAAAGTTAGAGTTACTAAAGAACAAGATATAAAAAACATACAAGAAGAATTTGGTTTGACTGGTAGAACAGTTGCAGAAAGAATACGTAATTTACGAAAAGAAGGAATTTATGCTGATGACAAACCACCTAAAATAGCAATTAATATTAATAAATATGATGGTAAAGGTGGATATATTAGATATTTAAAACAAAAAGTAATTGGTATGTCAGATACTAATTTATCTAAAAAAGAAACTGTAGAAAGCATGATAGAACGAGCAAGTAAAGTTGGTTTTAATCCTGAACAACTTAGAGAAACTGCTAAAAAAATGGCAGATTCTCCTCAACATAAAGACCAATTTATTTATATTATAGCTCATGGAGATTCTATTGCAAAAGAATTAGAAGATATATCACGTTTAGCTAATGAAACAAATAGAGTTAATCTATCAAAAAAAGATTTAGATTTATTACATAAAGAATTAGATTTAAGAGATGCAGGTTTAGATGAGTTGTTAAGAGTTCAAAGAGAAATAACTAAAGCTCCTGCTAAAGCATTAAGAGCGGCTCAAATAATGAAAGATGCTACAAGAGCGGCAGAATTAAAAGCTAGACCTGAAGACCCTAAAATGCAAAAATTAAAAGAGGGTAATCCTATTGAATATTGGCAAGCAGTTGGAAAATTAGATGATATTGACCAAGTACATTTAGCATTACAAAATGCAAGAAAAGTTAATAAATGGGATTTAGCGGCAGAATATGTAAACAATAATTTATTATCTTCACCTGATACACACATACTTAACTTAATATCTGGTCTTACACAAACACATTGGAAACCTTTTACTATGTTGTTAAGAGCGGCAAACATGAGTTTAACTGGTCAAAAAAGAGCAAGAGCAGTAGCAAGAGAAGCTCTACAAACATATATTTATCAATATGTTTATTTAGGACATGCGTTAAAAAGAAGTTATAAAAGTTTTATTCAAGGTTCACCACAATTAGATAGTGTGCAATTAAAATATGATTCTAATATTAGACAAGGTCAGTTACAAAGATGGATTGAATCTTATGGTGAGATTGGAACAAATAAAGTACCTTACATTGGTTCAGCTTTACAAAAATATGTAGTCAAACCTGTAGCTTTAACAACAACATTACCTATGAGAATTTTATCAGCAGGAGATGAATTTCTTAAAACACTTGCGTTTAAATCAAGAATGGCGGCAGAAGTAAATTCAAGAATATTAGATGAAACTACTGATTATGATTTAAGTAGAGGAATGATTAAAGAAATGGCAAGTGGTTTGAGTGATAGTAATTTAGTTAATTTTAATGCCGCATATAAAAAAAGATTTAAAGAAATAGAATCAGAATATATAGATGCTAATGGAAGGTCTATACAAATTGGTGATAGAGTAGAAGACCAATTAAATAGTCCATTACATTATGCTAGAGAATTTTCTTACACACAACCTGCGGCACAAGTTAATCCAGTTACAAATGAAAGATATGGTGGATTTACAGGGTGGTTGCTAGGTCAAACAAGCAAACCTAGAATGAAATGGTTAAGAGCGGCAGGATTACACTTTATTAATACACCATCAAATTTGTTAAGATGGACATTTCAACACTTACCGTTTGCAGGTAGATTTCAATTTCAAATGAGACACATGTTAGCAGAAGTCGGTGGAGTAGAATCTAACACTAAAATGAAAACTTTTACAAAACCCTTTAGAGCTTTATATGGTAGACTAACAGGTAAACCAATACAATACATTAACCCAGAAGCGGCGGCAGAAGCAAATGCAAGAATACAAATGGGTTATTTACTTTGGGGAAGTGCTGTATATTTTGCATTACAAGGAAAATTTACAGGTGGTGGAGATAGAGATTATAGAGTAAACAAATCTAAAGAAGCTACTGAAGGTTGGCAACCTTATTCTTATAAAACAAATGATGGTCAATACATTTCATTAAATAGATTAGACCCAATATTTATGCCATTCTTTATTGCGGCAGATATTATAGAAAATTTAAACAAACATTTAGGAACATTTGAAGCATTACCTGATGGTTTAGAAAAAGATTATACAGAATTAGCTATGGGAACAATAGCTACTTTAACTAGAAATGTAACTTCTAAATTTTATACAAAAAATATACTAGAGTTTGCAAATTTAATTATGAGTGATGATGCTATGAAAGCAAGAGCTCCTGATAGAGTTGCAAGTGCAGTTTTATCAAGAGGCTTTTTTAAAGTAGTTCCATTGTCAGGTGGATTAAGATACACTTCAAGAATACAAGATGAATGGGAAAGAGATTTATTTACTTTAAGTGATAGATTAAGTACGTTAGATGCAGGACAATGGTTTACAAAAAAAGAAAGTTTAATGCCTAAAAGAAATATGTTAGGTGATAAAATTGATAGAAAAACAGGGTGGTTATTTGGATTGGGCGGTGAAACTGGTTTATGGTCTACACCTTTTGCAATGACACAATGGAAAAATGATACGATTGCTAAATTTATAAGAGAACGTAGATTTGAATATTTAGCACCACCTAAAACAGATAGATACGTGAAAGATAGTAATGGTAAAGGCGTAGATTTAAGAACATTAAAAGATTCTAATGGACAAACAGCTTATGATTATTGGTTAGAGCAAAAAACTAAAATTAAAATGTCATATAATGGTAAAGAATATAACATTAAAGGTTATTTAGAAGCTATTATAGAAGATAAAAATAGTGACTTGTATTTAACAGATGATAAAAAAGTAGTTAGAGGTAAAGATTTACAAGCTGAATTTATACTTAAAATAGTGCGTGATGTAGAAAGTGCGGCTTATTGGAAGATGATGGAGCATTTTCCTCAATTAAAAAAAGAGTATAAAATACAGTTAGGTGAAATGGCAGATGCTTATAAAAATTCACAAAAAAAGAAAGCAAAGTCAGATTTAGACATAATTTTGGGTAATTAACAAAAGTACCCCTTTTAGATAAAACAAATTAAATTAAGGAATTAAATGGCAAACAGTTTTGTAAGATACACTGGTAACGGTAGTACAACAGCGTATTCTATACCTTTTAGTTATAGAAGTACAGCAGAC